GAATAAAGTTTCTATAAACCGTTTGTGTTGCTGTGCTACTGTCTAAATTACTTGGGAACTCATATCTCCGGTTAACAACTGTATAACCATCAATATTAACGTTTTCGATTAATGATAGTATGTCATTCTCCATGTCATCGTTAATTAATCTACTACCTACATTTCCGGCACCATTATAAATTTTTACAATATCTAAAAGAGTATAAGAAATCCATTGATAATTGCATTTAGTGGCTTTGTCAATCTCTTTGTCCTGTGTTGATATAATCACATATTGATTCGGAGTATCATTACCGGTTACTTGCATATCATAGCAATCGTAATCGCCTATTATAGCATCGTATAAAGCCTTCCTAACGTATTTATTTGGATTTACCATATTTGTCTAATACTTTCTTTAATTTCTCTAAATATTCAGTTCTGCCTTGTAATAATGCCGGATATAAATAAGGTCTTGGTCTTAAATTAACTTGCTTTATTCCTTTACCCTTAAATTTAATTGCCTGGTCCTTCAGCTCGTTAGGAACATCAACTAAACCACCTGTTCCAAATTCAACAAATGGAGCATAAGGCGCAATAACTCCTCCAGCTTCAACCTTCCAATTTAATGGATTATCTTTTACCGCTTGTATAGATTGACCTAATTTACCAAAGTTGGCCGGAGCTAATTGCTTTGCATTCTTTTCAATATTACGAGCAACCAATTCAGTAACTCCTTCAATATCCTTTTCAGCTTCTTTACCGTACTTTCGTATATTAGCTAAAACACTATTTAAGCCTTTTATTTCCATTAAGTTCTTTGAGTGGCTTGTATTTCAATATCAATATTATCCAAGTCAATATTTAAGATGCTATCAATATTATATATTACATCGTTATATTTAATGAAATTATATTTTATAGTTAGATCCAAATTGACTCTATTACGAACTGTGAATATAGTTTGAACAAGATTATCATTCTGACCATTCTCGTTTAATCTCGATGAATTTTTAGTTGTTACATTTGCCCAAATTGAATAATCCAAGTCAGTAGTAACAACGTTACCACCATAACCATCAGCAACCGTTGTTGTTTTCCACACTTCTATTGATTTAGTATATTTTCTTGGTGTCATTACAAAAATCGTCTGTTAACATCAATATTAGATAATACAAAGTCAGGAACGCTGTTCATAGCGTTTTTAGTTTCCGAATTATAAAACCAAAAGTTGATAAGCTGCAAAGCACTATCGATTAATTCCGAAGGAATATCCTCAACACTTGTGTAACCAGTTGTTAAAGTAACCATATTATTAACCGTTGGAACAATAGCATATAAAGGCCTGTATTCTATTTCTAATTCGGTTTCAGTATTGTCGATTGGATAATCGTAAACTCTAACTTGTTGCACTAAAGCACAATCTTTAAAATATACTTTATCACGTGTTTTAAATATATGATTTGTACGTTTCTCAATAAATGAAAGTGCAGAGTTTATCATGCCGGTTATTTCATCATCGGTAATGGTTTGACCATCATCAACTTTAAGATATAACTTCGCTTGTTCTAAAGAAATAACATCGGTATAATTAGTCATTATTTTTTGGTTTTAGGTTCTTTTACTTCTTTTACTTCCTTCACTTCTTGAATATAACCATGAGTAAGCATTCCTAAAGCTTCATCTTTAGTTAGCTCAATAGTTTCATCAACCTTATAGGTTTTTTTATTGGAATGAGTGTAAAATTGTTTTAATACTTTGAATGTCATAATATTGTAATAAAAAAAAGCCACCACAATCAAGTAGTGGCTTTATGTTAAAAATCTTAATGATTATGCAGTTGCAGTAAAATCACCATAAACTAATGCTAATGGTTGCTCAACAGCCAAAGCTACTTGTGCCTCAATTCTTGCAGTGATATTGTTGTTTACAAAGTTAGATCCTTCTGTTTCAGAAAACTCTAAAGATAAACCTTCAGTAGTTACTTTGTTTACTCTTGTCCAATCACCTACATAGTATTTGTTAGCAGCTAACCAAGTAGCTTTAAATACCTGAACTCCTGCAACTCTTAAAACTCCACCTTCGTAAGTAACGGCAGACTCTAAATCTTGTTTCGCAGTTTTCAAGATATCTAAATAGTCAGTTGGTCTGATAACGATACCATTTACAGTATAGTTAGCATCTTCTAATTTACCAATTTCATTGATAAGCATTTCAGATTTAGAACTACCTGTTATGATTTCAGTTGAAGCTGTAGCATCATCAGCTAATATTGTGTTAAAAGCAGTGTTTTCAGCTTTCAAATAATCTCTTCTTAATAAATCAGGAATAGCTGAAGTTATGTAAGATAAGTTATTACGCATTTTTTTAGAGTAACGAGCAAAACCAGCAATAAAGTTGGTTGATACATCAACAGCAGTAAAATCGTAATCTCTTTGGTTTTTACCTGTGTTTTCTGAATTAGCTCCGATTGATCCTTCTCCGGCACCTTCTACTGTATAAGTATAAGTCCCACCGTTAATGTTAATGTTACCTGTTAAGTCAGCAACGTTAACCATTTGAGCAGGGAATTTAACTATATCAAAGTTATAATCTCTTGGCTCTTCTCCTGTGAAGTTAGCAGTTGTCATATTTCCAACAGCTTTCAATCTCACTTTGTTGTTTTCGTGAACAGATGCAATTTTTTCAGCATTGTCTTTAATTACAGATTTGATAGCATCAACTCCTTTGTTAGCAGTTGCTTTAGCACCTTCTTGTAATTTAACATCCAATTTGTCAGCGTGATCTTGAACCGCTTTTAAGTCAGCAGTAAATTTAGCTTCCATTGCTTCAGTAGCAGCTTTTAATTCAGTAGCAAATTGTGTTTTGTTTGCTTCTGTCATTTTAACCTCTAACGCATCGATTGCGTTTTTTACTTCGGTTGCAGTCTTTGTTTCAAGACCAGTTTTGATAGCAGATAATTCCGCTTTTAATTCTAATTCGTTCATCTTATTTTAAATTTAACGAGTTTGTAAATGATTTTAACGTTTCTAATAATATCGGCTCATTATCAAAAGTGTCAGTCTCTGACGGCTCCATTGTGAGTGATTTTAATATTGTTTCAATCTGTCTTAATCTCTCGTCAGAGTAAGGCAAATTGTAAGCTTTTGTAATAAGTTCCATAAGTCCGTAATGACTTTGGATTGATTTTATATCCTGTACTGTTGATAGTTGATTAGCTCCCCAACTTGATAAAAAAGAATATTCCATCAACTTATATTCTTTAATGATGCTTTTATCTTTTTGGTCTCTTTGCATTACTCTATATCCAATACTTAACTCTGCATTCAATCCAGTATCAAACATAAGTTTCACATCGGTAAACATATCTTTACCTAATGGCTTATTCATATTGAATTTAGTAGTAGTAAGCAAACCATAACTATCTTTAGTATCAATAGCTAAAGGAACACCAATCATCATTGTTGGATTATGATCCTTCAATACCCGGATGCGTTTAAAGTTTTCGTTTACGGTTTTATCAAAAGAACCATAAGCGGAAATATCTCCATCGCTGTCTTTAAAGTTATAAACGTTAGCATAGGCAGTTATCACTCCTTTGGTTTCGTCTAACTCTTTTAAGTCGTAAGCTAATTGTTTAAACTCTATATTATCCATTTAAATTAATCTTAATAACCACAAAGATATAAATTTTATTTAGACTAAATATAAATAAGATATATTTTTTATTAAAATGTAAAGAAAGTTTGTTTTAAGTCAAAATAGAAACGCATGGCCAATGCATCTGAATAGTCAGGCGAATGTCCGATTAACTCCTTTACTTTCTCTTTTGGAAGTATTCGCAGTTTACCATCTTGGTCAATCTTATCCCTTTTAACTTGTTCAAGCTCTTTGCAAATAGTATCTTGAACATCGGCATTGTTGCAATCAATAAATAGCTTATTGGATTGGATTAATTCAGCGAGTTTATAATAGCATTGCGTTTTTAGGTTTTGATACTCGACATTATTGTTTTCCTCTTTTAACGCTTTGGAGTTGTTTACAAAGCCTTTGCAACGGACAATATCCACAACACCACCGCCAACACCATCTTCATCGGCAACCACATTAGACAAAGGAACTCGGTGTTTATTCATTAATGATTTGATTGCCTCGGCAGTTTCGGTTATACTTGATTTGTCTAAAGTAAATATCTCAATAACCCGGAAGCCACTCCAAACTAATATAACCATCTTATCGCTTCCGTAACGAGCAATATCCGCACTAATATACATATCACCAGCATCAACAAAGTCATTAGTAAATATGTTTTGGATTTTATCAAAGTCAATAAGCCTTGCAGGATCATTGTCGAACTCCCAATTACCATAATACAACCTTTGCTTACTATTCTCATCCAAAGCGAGTAAACTGTCTAAATAAGATGGAGGTAAGTTAGGATTGTCAGTTGGTAATGATTGTATAAACTTTCTCGTTTCGTTTATAGTTCCGGCAGCAGTAGGAATGTAAAACTTTGAATAGGTCCAGTTCTTTGCCGGGTTACACGTTCCTAATATCTTCGGTGTTAAGTTATATTCATTTAGTTTATATCTTATCCTGGATGTAACTATCTGCCATGCTTTAAATGATATTTGGTTGCACTCATCTATAAAGGCTCCGGTTATCTCTAACGAACCCAAACTATCGAAGTTTGGATCAGCTGGATAAGAATATAGATCCTTTAAAAGTATTTCGCTTCCATTGGTCCAGGTGATTACTCCTGTTTGACTATTATAGTTATAACAATTAGATAGCTTTAAATTGGATGTAAGTTCAAAGAAAGTATTTAAAGTCGTTTCTTTTAATGTCTTTAATTTAGACCTACCCATTAGCCAACGGGTGCCAGGATAAGCTTGGCATTGTTCGATAAGCCATAAAACACCGAGAGCGGATTTGCCACCACCCGCAGCTCCGCCATAGAGAATCTCTTTTGTTACATTATCTTTAAGATAATAAACAGCGTGTTCTTGCTTAATTAATAATCTCATTTGGTTTTATTCCACTACCTAAACTGATAATGTTTGTAGTGATTTCACCGGAGTGCTCTGTTTGTACTTTATCGCCAAACATTTTAGGATAGTATTTAGAAGCCTTCCATTTTAAAGTTTGGATTAATACGTTTGCTATACTTGCATCATACAAACCATTTTTACAGCCTTCCCAAATTTCATCTATTTGAGCATCTACGCTTTCGCCTTTGTCTTGTATTGAGTTTACATATAGGTTAAGTAATTCAGCGTTTTCTCTTTTCCATTTGCACCAAGTAGGGAACGATGGATATTTTTCATCACCATTTAAAATAGTTTTAATGTTTTGACCATCCGCAATTTTATTGCAAATTTCAATACATAAATCAAAATTATATTCGCTTGGTCTTGCCATATCATTTTTTTTAATACGTTAAACCTACCCTTAAAAAGAGTAGGTAAAGAGTAACTTTAATTTACTACTCTCGTTAATTTTTATTTATTAAGTTTTTAATCGCTATATTCTTTTTAACTTCATCGTAAAGTTCCCCATTGAACTCCAATATAAAGTCAGTTCCATTTAAGACTAAACACATTGTTTCGCTATCTATTACATAACAACCATTAACATCACTAATAACAAAGTCGAAGTTTCTGTACTCCTGATCCTGTTCTGTTTCAATTAATACTCTTGGCTGCTTCATTTAACAAAGATAATTAAAAATAATTACAAAAACGTTTGGTGGTTAATTATAAATAACTATATTTGTACTCAAGAAACAAACAAATAGAAATTATGACACTTTCAAACATCACAAAACAAATCGAAAAATTAGAAGTTAAAATTTCAGAATTAGGAAAAAAACTTCACAAAACACAATCAACACAAGTAGAATTAGAATTATATAAAACAAAAGAAATTTTATTCCATTTTGAAAAAATACAATCATTACTAAACAACTAAAAAAACAAACATTATGAAAACAATTTTAAGCAAACAGAAGTACCAAGTTTACGCAATAGGAATTATTGCAGTATATTTTTTAACCCGATTTTTATATTAATAATTATGAGTATCAGAGCAAAACAAAAATTCTATAACCAAGCTGTTATGCTTGGAATAGATTTGAAGGATTTGGATGTTGAGAAATTAGATTTTTCAACTCCTGTAAAACACAAGAGCAGTTTTAAGAAACGTGCTAAAGAAGTAAAAGAACTTTACAATTATCGTTTTCCGGTTTATGTAGAACCTCGCAGTTTTGATTTCGGATTGTTTAACATTGAATTTAAAAGAAAATGACAGATCAAGAAAAAAAAGAGTTGGACTTTGTCTTAAAGACCGGATTGAAATGCGCTATTGGAATAGCAGTATTGTTTTTTGGATTACTAATTATAACTAATCTATTATGAAGAATTTAATATTAGACAGCATCAAAGATTTTTGTAATGAGAATTATAACTGGTTTGATTACTATATCAATTCTAAAGGATTTGAAATTTACGATGGTGATTTTAATTGCATTGCTGTTGTTGATTTTGAAATTGAGGTTGAGGTGTATCGTAAGCCATGCACCGGCAATTATTTCAATCCACCTGAAACAGGTGAATGTGATTTTATACTTTACGAAATAATCGTACAGGAAGTGTATAACTCAAAAGGTAAATTATTGCCAAACTATAAAGAGATACTACAAAACGAATTTGATAACGTAAAAGGTAAAATAATATGAAAAAAGAAAAGAATTTAGGAGGAAGGCCTAAAGCATTTATTGATGATGTTTGCATCGTATTGCCGATGTCAGTTCCAAGCAAACAAAGAGATAATTTGCGTAAAAAATGGCTAAAAGATTTGGAGGAATTTAGAATTAAGAAAAAATAAATTTGTTTTTTAATTATAAATAACTATCTTTGCTAAAGCATTGGTCAGAGTGCTGAAACCGAAACATAACTAATTCCCTTCTGACCTTACGACTGACCTCGTTTGAATTAGAAGGGATTTTTTATTTAAACTTTATGAAAACACTATTTGAAAATTTAAAAGAAGAACACAAACAGCAGTTGGAAGTGATGGCGGAACTATATCCAAACTCCCACGCAAGATTGGTAAAAACATTAGAAGAAAATTATTTGTATTCATTGATGACAGTATCGGATGCATATACATTGATTATGAACACGACTAACAAAAGCTTTTCAATAATTAATTTAGCAGACCTGTTTTATGAGTAAGAATCTATACGAATTGATGCGTCAACAAGAAATTGAAACATCAAACTTCCTTCCAAACAAAAAAGAGGTGCAATTTTCAGCCAATACATTTATAACAAAAGTTATAGATGGTGGTGGAGTTGATAAGTATGAACTATTAGCCCAGGCTAAAAGAATGCAAGAGGCCCTGGATGTAATTACTGCTAAAATTTTAGATGTAGTGCCGCAAGAAAATTTTGAGGCCTATGGCCTTAAAGGAACATTTAGAAATGGTGGTGAAACCATAAACTACAAAGACGATTTTAAATGGTCTGAAATCAAAGAAAAATTATCAGAGAGGGAAATGCTCCTTAAAGTAGCTTTAAAGTCTAATTCAAGCATCTATGATGATGATGGAATTGAAGTAACACGAGTAAGCACATCACCAAGAAAAGATACTTTAGCTATCAGTTGGTAATTAAGCAAAAAAACATTATATTAGCATATCATAATTAACAGCTCGAAGGTTTCACGAGCTTCTACTGAAACCATAAACAAATATAAAGATTATGAGTAATCGTAAACAAGCCTTTGCACAACCGCAGAGCAACCCAGCAACAAAGTTTATTGAGTGGAAATCGAATGACAAATGCTTTTCTTATTATGACAAAGAGAAACAAGCGAATGTCCAAATCCCTTTACCTTTTAAGTTTTTAGTTCTTGATGAACTGCATACTGTTAAAGGTTGGAATGATGCCACAAATAGTAGCATCTACTCTAATGAAGTTAAATTTATATCAAAAGAGGAGATGACAGTTAAACCCTTCAAAGGTAATGAAATTGCCAAGGGATTGTACAAAGATATAAAAGAAAAAATTGTTGCTGCCGGAGGTCATTATACAAGAAGCATTTATATTATGCTTGAAGATGGATCGTTGGCCAATATTCAATTAAAAGGAAGTGCCACACAACAATGGGGTGATTTTACTCAAAAGACTCGTTCCAGGTTAGCTGATGAGTGGATTATTGTTAAAGATACCAAAGATGGTAAAAAGGGAGCTGTTAAATTCTCCATGCCAAACTTTACATTTGAAAAGTCTTTAACAGATAAAGAATGTACAATGGCAGATAATTGTTTTGACATATTGGAGGCCTATCTTAAAACCTATTTAGTTAAGCAAGATGTCAACGATATTGAGGTGGTGTTAAATGGGGATATAGGCAATGACTTCAATGAAACTCAAGAAGCTGCTGAATTTGAGGATGAATTAGAATTTTAATACAGCAAACAACACAACTAATTAAACCACCTTAAACGGTGGTTTTTTTATTAAATATCGATAAATATCGATAGGAATCGATGTGAAAAATCTATCGATACTTTGTGAAGTATTGATTTTATTAAGGTTAAGCTATATAAACATCGATAACATCGGAAAAAGTGACATTATACTTAACCCTACTGTATTAAAAGTTAAATTAATAGGGGGGTACAAGAAATAAGCACTTTTATCGATTCTATCGATTCCAAGTCAATAAAATCAATGCTTTAAAAAGATTTCCTATCGATATTAAATCGATTCCTATTGATTCCTATCGATATTTTTATTATTATAAAAATAAATTTATTATATTTGTAACGCTGCAACGATTTAAGAAAACATTAATCTAAAAGGGATAATGAAACCAACGTTGCAGTAGGTGGATTTATCCCTTTTTTTAATTTAATTTTATTATGAAATTATTTATCACAAACAAAAATTATTTTGAACAAATTTTTGACAATGAATCTCGATTTTTAAATACTAATCGAGAACCATTAAACACAAGGCAAATTCATAGAGATTTGTTTAATCAATTATCAATATCAATAGATGTTAATAATTCAATTCCTTTATGTTTAACTACTTCTTATGATAATGGTGAAGGAATAGCTATTTTTGATTTTATAACAAAGAAGGGCGATATTTATTATTATGAATTTGCAACAACAGCTTCTTAATTATGAAAAATCTTATTGAAAAAGGATATTCTATTATTCCTTTAAATTCCGACAAAAGTCCAAAAGTTAAATCCTGGACCGAATACCAAAAAACCCGCATTACTGATTTATCCATTTTTAAAGACAATAACATAGGTTTAATATGTGGTGAAATTTCAGGTAATTTATTTGCCATTGATATTGATTGTAAATATGATTTAACAGGCACTTTATATCAAGATTTAAAAGAATTAATTGAAAACTCTAAACATGGTTTATTTGAAAAATTCCAAATAAACACAACTAAAAATAATGGATATCATTTAATTTTTGCTTGTGAAAGCAAACCATTAGGCAATAAAAAATTAGCTTCAAGATTTGCAACAGAAGAAGAAATTGAAAAAGGTGATAAGGTAAAAGTTTTAATTGAAACAAGAGGAGAAGGCGGTTATATTTGTTATCCTCCAACAGACGGTTATTCAATTATAAAAGAAGGTTATCAAACATTAACTGATGATGAGATTGATATTGTTTTATCTTGTTGTCGTTCATTTAATAAAATTGAAGTTAAAGAACCTACTTATAAAAATAAAGTTGACGAGAGCAATTATGTAACAAGTCCTTTTGATGACTATAATAAAAGAGGTGATTGTATTCAAGAATTAATAAATAATGGTTGGAAGTTTGTATTTGAAAAAGGCGATAATATACATTTAAAAAGGCCTGGCGCAACTGATAGTCGTGTTAGTGGTAATTTTTCAAAAAAACATAATAAGTTTTTTGTTTTTTCTACTTCTACAATTTTTACTGAATTAACAGGTTATAGTCCAGTTGCAGTTTATTGTAAATTATATTTTAATGATAATTGGAGTGAATGTGCTAAAGATTTAATAGCAAAAGGCTTCGGAAAGAAAAGAGAGGTAATCGCAAAAAAGTATGCAACTGTCATTCGACAAATGAAAAAAGAAGGTGCAGAAGAAGAGGATATAATTGTTGAATTACGAAAAATAGATGGTAAGTCTTTTGATGAATTAAAAGATATAATTGGTAATTACAAAACTAATTTAGGAGAAAAAATATCTACCTTTTGGAAAGTAGATATAAAGCAAAATGGTGATACAAAAATTACTATTTCTTATTATGATTTTTGTAGATTCATTAATTCTAAACTAAATATTTATCGTTTCAAATTAGATAAAAATAGCGAAGGTTTTAGATATGTAAAATTATCAAAGGGGATTATATCAAGCATTACAATGGCTGATATTAAAGACTATGTTAAAGATTATTTAGAAAGTCTTGAAAATTATTTTGATGGTATTTATAAAGATCAATTATTAGAAGTTTTATATCGTTCAAGTAATTCTATTTTTTCTGATAATATGCTTGAATTTTTAGAATATACTAATGTTGAAATTCTACGTTCTACTAAAGATGAGGTTTACTTCCCATTTTTAAATGGTATTGTTAGAGTATCAAAATATAACAAAATAGATATTATTAATTATGATGATATTAATGGCAAATATATTTGGGAAAAGCAAATAATTAAACATAATATTAATTTAGATTTTAATTATGATGATTTTAGTTTTAATAGATTTTTATCTAAAATAAATAATGATGATGAAAACCGGATGTTATTTTCTGCTCAATGTATAGGATATGCTTTAAGCCAATATAGAGATCCATTAAACCCAATTACTTTAGTTTTTGGAGAAGAAACAAGTGATAGTAATTTAGGAGGTGGAGCTGGTAAAGGAATTTTAGTTAACGCTATCTCAAAAATGTTACCAATAACTATTATTGATGGTAAAAGTTTTAATCCTGATAGCGATTTTGCGTTTCAAAGAGTAAATACAGAAACAAAGGCGGTAGTATTACAAGATACTAAAGACAAATTTGATTTTCAAAATCTTTTTTCTAAAACTACGGATGGATTTACCATAAGGAAATTATTTACTCCAGAATTTTTTATTCCATTTGAGGATAGTCCGATATTTATTATTACTACTAATTACAGTATTGATAATGAAATGGGTGCTGCTGAAAGAAGATTAAAATTATTAGAATTTAGTAGTTTTTTTAATAGTAAAAATAAACCTATTGATTATTTAGGTGAAGTTTTATTTAATAGTTGGGATGCTGACAAATGGAATAAATTTTATACATTAATGTTTGATTGTGTTTTAATTTATTTAGAGGATGGATTCACTGAAATAAAAGAAACTTTTGGAAGTAAAATTAAAAGAATTTCAACTAAATATGGTGATGATTTCCATGATTGGTTTAAAGATTATGTTATTGAAGATTGGATGGATTTTCAAGATATTTATTTAGAATTTTTAAAATCATCAGGTTATAATGAAAGGAATTATTCTCAAAAAAGATTTAGTTACGCTATAAAATTTGCTTGTCAAAGTTATGATTTTAACAGGGAAACTATAAAAGATCCAATAACTAAAAGATTAAAACTAAAATGGAATAATTTTATAGTTGAAAAAAAAGAAGATGATAATGATATAATGTTTTAATTATGGAATTAAGAAACTATCAAACAAGAATTTCAAAAGAAGCTGCTGAAATATTACAACGTAAAAAGATTGTGTACCTGGCGATGGAAGTAAGAACAGGTAAAACTTTAACCGCTTTGCAAACTGCAGAAAACTTTGGTGCAAAAAATGTACTATTCCTAACCAAGTTAAAAGCATTTAGTTCAGTACAATCTGACTATGATAAAATGATTTTTAGTTTTAAGTTAACTATTGGAAATGATGAAAGTTTACATAAAATTTCATGCAATTTTGATTTGGTTATTCACGATGAGCATCACCGCTTTGGAGCATTCCCAAAGCCAAATGCAACTGCTAAGCTATTTAAAAAAATGTACGGAGATTTGCCGATGATATTCTTATCCGGCACTCCAACAGCCGAAAGCCACTCCCAATGGTATCATCAATTTTGGGTGAGCAATCATTCCCCATTTGAGCAAGTCAATTTCTATAAATGGGCAAATGATTACGTTAATGTAAAAGTAAAGCATTTAGGCTATGCAAAGGTTAATGATTACACCGATGCAAGAAAAAAAGACTTTTGGCATTTAATCCGGTATTATATCCTAACTTTTACCCAAGTTGAAGCGGGATTTGAAACGCAAGTAAATGAAAACGTTTTGTATTGCGATATGGATGCAATTACTTATAAGATAATTGAAAAGCTTAAAACTGATTTAGTGGTGCAAAATAAAGAAGGCCAATTAATATTGGCTGATACTTCCGTAAAATTACAGCAGAAGCTCCATCAACTTTATTCCGGCACTTGTAAATTTGAGGATGGAAGCAGTAAAGTAATTGATTTAAGTAAAGCTATTTACATCCAAAAACGGTTTGAAGGCAGTAAGATAGCCATATTCTACAAATTTGTTGAGGAATTTAATGCACTTAAAACAATTTTTGGCAATAGACTGACTAACGATTTAGAGGAGTTCAACACTACTGATAAAAACATCGCCTTGCAGATTGTTAGCGGAAGGGAAGGTATTAGTTTGGCAAAGGCAAAGTATTTAATCTATTACAATATTGACTTTAGCGCAGTAAGTTATTGGCAGTCCAGGGATAGGCTAACGACAATGGATCGCAAAGTAAACGATGTATATTGGATATTTAGCAAAGATGGAATTGAAAGCAAGATTTATGCAAGTGTAATAAAGAAAAAAGACTATAACAATGAAACATTTAAACGAGATTTCGGAACAAAAAAAACAAACCAAAATAATAAACCGACTAACAAAAGAGGGATGGCTCTGCGTTAAATTAATTAAGACATCAAAAAACGGCATCCCTGATGTTATGGCTTTAAAAGATGGAAAAACTATGTTCATCGAGGTTAAAAAGCCAAATGGAAGGTTGAGCGAATTGCAGAAGATTAGAATTAAACAGTTACAAGATTTAGGATTTGAATGTAAAATTTGGACAGATTATGATGTAGATTATAAATAATTAATTATATTTGCTGAAGTAGAGTCGTCGCTACAATAAAAAATTTAAACAAATTCCCGCAATGATAAAGACGACGACCTTTTGACTTGCGGGTTTTTAATTTATGAATACAATATCAGTACAGGGATTTAAAATTGACATTAACCACTTTGATACACAAATATCAAGGAATGGCAGACCTTTCAGATTGAGTGGTGTTAGCCACGTTTTGACAAAACCGGCAGTTTGGGTTGATAAAATGTTGATGCATGGCACTTATTATCATTTTAGGTATTTAGACAAAGACGAGTTCTTTGCCTTTGAGTTTGATCCTTATAACAACTTTATTTCAAAAATATGATTTACACAATTAACAACATCGCTGATTTCTGTAACGTTGATTATGGATTTATTATACGAATA